CCAGTGTAGCTTGTCGCGCGTGCTGCCGTCGAGTGACTGCGAATAGAGGTACATGCCAGTCGCCAGAGCCTTGCAGCGCTCGTCCGACGTGATGTAGCGCTTGTGTCCTTGTTCTTGCGTCATGTTATTTCTCCTGTCCTCATCAGCGACGGCCTAACCGTCGGACTAGTACCACCTCTCGATGGTACTAGTTTCGGACTGTATCTACTACGCCGCCGTAGTCGCCAGACCCAACACACGAGCCTGAAACTTACCGCAGAGTTCGTAGTACATGTCGTATTGAATCGTGTCCTCGCCGTAAGCGAGAGCCGACTCAATCGTCAACCCGTAGTTCCGAAGCTCCGCTTCCACGTACTGACGTTGCAAAGTCTGAATGACATCGTCATTGACCAGCAAGTCGTTGATACGTTGAGCAGCTTGTTCCCAAAGCTTAGTCATGATACCTCACAATGTCAAAGAGCCTCATCAGTCACCGCATCACGGTGAGACTAGACACTAGTCGCTAGTGCCTAGTTTCGGCTTATTACTTCTTCAGAGGCGTTTCCAGCACGTTCCGAACCCACTGGTACCGAATGTTCAGTCGTTTCGCGATCTGACCCCGCTGAGTCGTCTTCGTCGCGAGAAACCGAATCTTCGCCGCCATGGTTTCGTACTTCTCCAACTCCTCGTCCGACGCGAGATTCACGTTCACGTTAGCTTCCGGTTCGATAGCGTGAGCCGGAGCCATGACTTCTTCGATGTTCTGAGCGGTTTGCATTTTATTACTTCCTTCTGTTTTGATCGATGCTTGTATCGATCTCTTATGCTTTTAATATAGAAGCATATGCTTTTTGAAGCAACTGCTTTTTTATTAACAATTGTTAATGAAAAAACGGGGTGATTAATTTTCGATTACGGATTATAATAGTGGGGTTGGGAAGGGCCTTAGCGATTCACAAATTGTAGGGTGTGCTCAAGGAACCAAGGCATAGGCTTTTGAACTTCCAAATGAATCCCAAATGAATTTAAGTCCGACCTAAATCCCCTCTTGTGTACCACAGCTACCAACTATATAATGTATGTATGGCAGCTGATGTCTCGATCACGGCCTCAGGGCCTTCACAGGACTTTGCTCCTCCTACTCACCAGCTAACTAGTTCTGGTGAGCTTGTGCAGGAAGAAGTCGTAGATTTTTGTCCGCCTCAGGCACAGCGGGTGCTGTTACCCGATGGTGTGAGTCGTTCTGACGCCATCTTCATCCTGTCCAAAGGGATCCCGACTAACCAGTTTGGCTTCCCTCTGTTCTTTTACCGCTCAGATCTGCTGCCTGCAGATCTCAATGCCCTGGTCCAGTCGGACGTGGATCATTGTGCCATCGAGCTGTTCTATTCCGATGGTTATCCTACTCTGGATAATGGCACTCCTTTCTGGGAGCAAATGCCACACGAGCCGTTCGCGGATTACCTACTCTTCAAGCGCTTCCTGGATCAGGCAGAAGATACTGGTATCAGGCAGTTGCATCTGCTGGCTGCAGATCAAATGAAGCCTCTGGAGTTGTGCCTGGCTCGAGCGCGGGAATACTACTGGTCAATCCGGGCTAAGGCCTACGACCTCTTCGTAGTGGCAGCTGAGCAGAAGAAGCGGGAGCATCGTATCCGTCTGACTGAAGGTCGTCACTACCAGATGGCCAAGGATCTGATGGATAGTTTGCTGGTCAAGTTCGACGATCCTGAATGGGTTGGCCAGCTGACGACAGCAGAGGCTCTGGACTATCTGGAGAAGCTAGTCAAGATCCAGCGTGTGTCCCTGGGTCTCTCTGGTACGAATGCAAGCACCTTGTCTAAAGATGCCGCTCCTGGTGTTTCTGTGGAACTCCTTATGCGGAATCTCAGCAAGAATGGTATGGTGCCACAAGAGGATGCAGGCGACTTCAAGGATCAGCTGGACATTCTGCTCAACGATCCCGAAGCTGGGGCAGTGGCTCAAGAGCTCATCCTGCGCGTAACGTCTGGCAAATCTGCCTAATTCCTAGCCTATTCATAGCCTATTCTTTTTTGTCCGGTCTTGCACAGCGGGTGTAGCCATGCAGCCTACCAGCGTCTCACAGCAGCAGATGGCGAAGTTGCTTGGTAACTATCGTCTAACTCCTGCCACGCTAATGGCCAAGATTGATCCTTCCTGGATCCCAGCGCCTTGGCTACAGTATCTATCCCTGGAAATCGCCAAGGCAATTGCTCGAGGCAACTGTGGGCTACTCATTTCAGCTCCTCCACGTCACGGCAAGTCACGCCTAATCACGACGGCCACACCTTTGTGGTCACTAGAGAACTTCCCGCAGAAGAATGTCGTGGTGACGACCTACGGTGAGGATCTGTCAACAGACTTCTCTCGTGAAATCCGGGATTTCATCCAGAACAATCCAGATTTGCTGACAGTTAGACTCCGCGACGACACGCGTCGAGTCTCGAACTTCCTGACTACTAAGGGTGGTGGTCTGAAGGCTGTGGGTCTGCGAGGTGCCATTACTGGCCGCGGTGCGCACGTATTCATCCTGGATGACTATATCAAAGAACCAAAGGAGGCCATGTCGGCCACCTACCTTGAGGACCTTTGGACTTGGTATACCACAGTGGCACGTACTCGTCTCGAGCCTGGTGCTGTTGTCATCATTGTGGCCACACGATGGGTCACTAACGATATCCACGGGCGAATCGAAAAGCTCCAGAAACTGACAGGCAGGGACTTCTTCAAGATTATCAAGCTGCCTGCCATTGCTGGTCCACCTGGTCAAATGCGTGCAGATGGCACATTTGATCCTGAGAAATGGGCTGATTGGGGTCCAGATGAAGTTGGTCGTCGTATCAACGAGACTTTGTTCCCGGCTCGTTATACACGGGAAGATATCCTCGACATCAAGACGGAAGTTGGTTCTCGTTGGTTCGAGGCCATGTTCCAACAGAATCCGCTGGGTGATGAGAACGCAGCAGTCAATCCAGACTGGTTCAAGGCCATTAGTCGCCAAGACTGGCTAGTTAGACGCGGTCACGGACGTGCAGAGGATTGGCGCGTTGGCCGATTCTATGACATGGCCTCTACTAAGGAGGCTGGTGACTGGACCTGTGGTGCACGGTGCTGGTTCAATAAGCACACGGAAGACTTCTATATTGAGCACATGGTGCGTGGTCAATATAGCGCCCACAAAGCAGAGACTGTCTTCCGCGCCAATGCTGAGCTGGATCTACTGGAATGCCCTACCATCGAGTATGGTATGGAACAAGAGCCAGGCTCGTCGGGGGCGTACACTATCTTGCACTTCGACCAAATTCTCCAGAAGGCGCGTAAAGAGCGCAACATGGGGGATAAATCACTGGTCGAACATAAGGCCACGACAGCTAAGCTGTTGAACTCACAACCTTTGTTGGCAGCTGCTGAAGCAGGCAAAGTCTGGTATGTGGAAGGAGAGTGGAACCATGCGCTAATTGATGAGGTCACTACATATCCAGAAGGCGCTCATGATGACCAAATGGATGCCATCTCTGGATGTTATAAGATGCTTTCCGGCAAGAAATCACTGAGTCCCTCTTGGGGCCGCGATGACGCAACCAGGCAGAAGCTTGCTGCGTCGGCCGCCACTAGAGGCAGTGGACTTGTTGGGTCAACTTCACTGGCGGTACCAGGCAAGATGTCTGGCGTCACATTCGGGAGACGATAATATGGCACAATCTGAGAAGGTTCCAAACCCAAATTCCCCGAAACAGCACAGCGGGAGCAACCAAAGCGCCTTGAAGGTGTTTTCCGCTATGGTTGACCGCATGAAATTGGCAATGAGGGCCAATCTACCGTTTAGCGGGAAACGTGATCTGTGGGCGTCTTTCGGGTATCCCGAAGGACTATCCTTCGTAGACACCATGAGAATGTATAATCGTGGCGGGATTGCGCGCCGAGTTGCGCATGCATACCCTAACGCTGTATGGTCGAGGCCTCCTGTCCTGTGGTGCAAAGAAGATCCTGCTTGGTCGCAGGAATTCGAGCAGTTTATGGCCAATAGTGGCGCCTGGATCGCACTTTTCAGACTGGACATCCTTTCTTCGCTGGGTACCTATGGGGTTTTGCTCTTGGGAACCAACAAGAGCAATCTGCGTTCTGAGCTCAAAGCTCCAGCGAATCTGGTGTTTTTGCAGGCATATTCTGAGCAAAATGCGCAGATTATTCAGTGGGATACACAGGAAACCAGCCCTAATTTCGGCCGTCCAAGCATGTATCGGCTGAATCCCGAGAACGATTCTCGGCAGCATTTCAGCTCCAATATCGGCTCTATGCCTCTGCGTAAACCGCTGGAAGTGCACTGGACTCGCACGCTTCACGTGTGCCATGGCGCCCTGGAAAACGACATTTATGGCCGTCCAGTCTTCTCCGATATCTGGAATTACCTGGTAGATCTGGAGAAAGTGGTCGGTTCTAGTGCAGAATCCTATTGGATGACCGCTAATCGTGGCATGCATGCTGACGTGGACAAAGAAATGGCCATGGACAGTCAGGATGCAGCAGATCTCTCGGATGAAATCGACGAGTACCAACATGGTCTGCGTCGCTTCATCCGCACAAGGGGTGTGAAAGTCAATAGCCTAGGCTCAGAAGTGGCTGATCCTCGGGGCCCTTACGAGGTGTTGCTCACCCTGATTTCGGGCACCAAAGGTATCCCGCGGCGCACTTTGACAGGTTCCGAAGCTGGTCAGTTGGCTAGTGCTCAGGACAAAGGAAACTGGGCAGAGCGTGTTGGCGAGTATCGCCAGTTGCATGCTGAGCCTGCTATCCTCAAGCCCTTCGTGGAACGGATGATTGCCATCGGTGCTATCCGTAAACCCAAGGGTGATCTGAAGGCATATTGGCCAGATGCTTACCAGATGTCTCCTCTGGAGCGAGGTCAAACTTCAGCACAAACCGCTCGGACAGTGGCAAATATTGTGAAGATGCTGGAATCTGAGAAGGAAGAAGTCCGTACGCTACTCAGTAAGGATGAAATCCGTGCGATCATCGGGATTTCTACAGAAAACCGTGTCTTGTCGGAGGATCCCCAAGTCTAACCTTCGGCTCCGCCGCTGAGACCAGCCGCGCTGAATGCGCACATCCAAAAATCATGTGCTGGGGTCCTGGACACAAAATAATCTGGGACCCTAATTTTCTGTCTTGATTAAGCCTTACCAATATAAGATAATATTGTCATGCCAAATACCACACAGCAACTTCGTACGTTGTCAGCCACAGTAGCTGATGTGGACGCGATTCGCCAAGATACCTATGGCGGTCGTGCATATACAGTCGTCCCTGTTGTAGCCTTGGTGGAAGGTGTACTGCAGGGTATGAATGCTGCAGAGCCTGAGTTGGCTCTGGCTTCTGAGTTTGGGAGATTTCCCGCAGGCTGGAATGGTCGTCCTCTAGTGCTAACGCACCCAGTTGTGGAGGATGAGGACGGTAACACTATTCCAGTCTCCGCGAACGCTCCTGCAGTACTTGAACAGTACTATATGGGTATGATCTTCAATACCTATCTGGATGATGGGAAGTTGAAGATGGAGGCTTGGTTCGATAACGAACTGATTGCCAACAAGGGCGGAGACTTCGAAAGCACCCTTGAGCGTATTTGCTCGGGTGATGAGATGATCGAAGTTTCTACCGGTCTTTACACCAACGTGGTGTCTGCCAAAGGCACGTACAATGGACAAAAATATGCCGGCAAATGGAGTGGATGTGTCCCAGATCATCTAGCCATTCTGCCTAATAGCATCGGCGCGTGTTCTGTTGAAGGAGGCTGCGGCATTCCCAGGCTGAATACCGTTCGTACCGCGAAGTCCTGCGGTGATACGTGCAAATGTGGAGGCACCTGCATGAGTGAGAACCACTCTCATGAAGGGGAAGAAGCTGCTCCAGAGGTTAACACTTCTGGTGATGTTCCTCAACCCCAGACGACGGCAGAAGATGCCGACGTCAATGTCGAACAAGTTGCCCAGGAAATGGAGGCTCTGACCGCGCACGTTTCTCACGTGAACGGTTTGGTGGCTAATTCAATTCCTGGAGACATGGTTATCGGCGATGCTCAAACCCTGGTTAATCAGGCGCTGAGGGAAGCTCTTAACCGTGAATATGTCTATGTGATCGCAATGACCTCCGAAATGGTGGTGTATTACGATTACAGCACCACAGATGGCCTCTATGTGCAACGGTCCTATACGATCGGCGCAGATGGTGGCGTTACCTTTACCGGTCAGCCCGAGCCGGTAATCCTCATCACCAAGATTATGCCTCGACCGGAAACGGTTATGGCAAATCAGGGTGGAGCGGAAGCGGGCACTTCCCCCAACAGCCAGAACGAGGGTCCCATGGCCGGTGAAACCGTCCAGAACCGAGGCGAAGGGGCTGCTGCCCCCGAAGCCGGCTCGCCGAACGTCAACTCGGCGGGTGCTCAAACAGTCCAGGCTTATATCGAAGCTGCTCCGGCTGAAATCCGCGAGCTGCTCACGAACAGTCTGCGTCTGCACACCGATCGCAAGAATGGCCTGATTCAAGGCATTCTCGCCAACGCTCGGAACAAGTTCACGAAGGAACAGCTGGAAGTCAAGTCGTTCGAAGAGCTGCAAATGCTCCACGATCTGGCTGCTCCCGAGACGCCTTCGTTCGCTGGCCGTGGCGCCTTCCAACCGGAAGCTGCTGAAGGCCTGAATGCCAACCAAAGTGATGCGCCGGAAGCTCCTCTGCGAGCCTTCGAAGCTGGCTCGACTCAGAATGCTCGTCCGGGCATGCTGGCCAGCCGCTCGCGTCCCACTGTCAACTAAGGAGGGACTTCAATGGGTCTCAAAGTAGTTGCCATCGGGCATACTCGCGGCCTTGTCAAGGAAGCGGATGCCTATGAGGCGATCACACCAGGCCACTTCGTCGAGCTGCGCTCCGACGCCAAGGTTCAGAAGAACTCGGTCGCTTCCACAAGCAACCAACCTCTGAAGGTGGCTCTCGAGAACGACATCTTCGGCAAGGGCCTCGACGATGCCTATGCTGCTGGTGATCGAGTGAAGTACTACATGCCTCTGTCGGGCGATGAAGTGCAAGCTCTCGTCGCCGCTGCGGCGCCCGCCATCACCTATCGTGACATGGTCGCTCTGGCGACTGACGGTACGGTGGTGAAAACCACAACCCGTGCGAACGCTATCGGCATCGCCCTCGCTACGGTAGACAACTCGGCGGGCGCTTCCGCTGTGCGTCTCCGCATCGAGTTGTTCTAAGGAGGGCTCACATGTATCACAACAACCTGCTCGACAGCGCTTCGATCGATACGCTGTCGGTCAACGGAGGCGGCCTCACGGGCGGTGGTTCGGTGGCTCAGCGCCTCCTGGCCAATGCTGCTCAAAACGGCGGCAACATGAGCGTCAACGCTCTGCGCACCAACGGTGTTCTCCTGCGTGATGAGTGGCGTTCGTTCGACCGTCAGGTCGTCGACATCACTCGTGAACGTCTGGTGGCCACTGGCGATCTGATCCAGCGCGGTCTGGTTTACAACCTGCCTGACGCTCTCGGCGCCATGACCCTGGAATGGGAGAAGCTGACCGATGATCTCGCTGACGCTGAGGCGACTATGTCCGGCCTCAATGAGGCCACCAAGGACCAGCTCAACTACGGCATGGAAGCCATGCCGATCCCGATCATCCACAAGGAGTTCACCTACAACCTGCGCCAAGTCATGGCAGCTCGCCGTAATGGGCGTGCTCTGGATATGGTGCACGCTCAGGTGGCTACCCGCAAGGTGGCTGAGCGTATCGAGGGCATTCTGTTCAACGGCCTGTCGATCGCTACCAACGTGGGCCAGATCTATGGTCTCACCAACCACCCGCAACGCAATACCGGCTCGGTCACGGCCAGCTGGGCTACCGCCACGGGTGAACAAATCGTCAACGACGTCATCAAGATGATCGGCGTCATGGAGCAGAAGCGTCAGCCTGGTCCTTATGGGATCTACATTCCGCTGACCATCGGCTCGCGTCTGGGTGAAGACTACAAGGCCAACTCGGACAAGACGATTCTCCAACGCATCATGGAGATCTCGGGTGTCGAATTCGTTCAGACCTCTGAACGTATCACGGGCACCACGATCGTCATGGTCGCTCTTCGTTCGGATGTCGTCGAGATGATCGATGGCCTCCAACCGACGATGATCGAATGGGATTCGAAGGGCGGCTTCGAGCTGAACTTCAAGATCATCGCCATCATGCTGCCGCGTGTTCGTTCGAGCGGCGACGGGAAGAATGGGATCGTGATCTTCTCCTAACGGAGAAGATCCACCCTTCAACCCACTCAACAGGAGGTTATCATGGCGGAAGCTGTGAAGAAGTCCTACAAGCTGAAGAAGGGCGCCGAACATTTCGTCGTCCTGAACGGTGCGCTCCAAACTCTGAGCGGTGACAATGGCGATTCGGTCGAGCTCTTCCCCGAGCAAGTCGCCGCCATCGCCGACAAGCTGGTGATTCCGGAACCCGAGGAACTGGCTGAACCGGAAGAGAAGGAAGAGAAGGAAGAGGAAAAGAAGGAACCTGTGGTTCCGACTACTCCTCCGACTCCCACTACTACTCCGGCTACTCCGGCTACTCCGCCGAAGGCTTCGTAACGAGGTAGGACCATGGCCGTCGAGACGATTCAAGCATCTGAGGTTCGGGCGATCTATTCAGAGATTCCTGCTAGTCAGGATATTTCTGGGCATATCGCAGCAGCCACTCTCATGTGCAATGAAGATCTCGACGGCCGTGGTCTGAGCCCCGCACGTCTTCATATGGTGGGCATCTATCTAGCGGCCCATATGGTTGCTATGGATGTTGAACGTGGAGGATTGACTTCCTCTAAGACAGGCGATTCCGAAGAGACTTATGCTTCCCATGGTTTGAAGGCTACGGGACTGAGCTCTACTCGTTGGGGGCAAATGGCCCTCACGTTGGACAGCACTGGTGTCCTGGCTAACATGTCGAATCCTGGCAAGCCTAAGGCGCAATTCCGATTGGTGTGATATGGGACCTCAAGCACGCAATATGCGCCAGGACATCACGTACTGGGCGCCCACCGGAGAAAATGAATATGGTGCTCCTGCTTATGGGGCACCTGTTCTGTTAAGGGGCCGTTGGGAAGACAGTACTCAACAGTTCCGTACGCCCCAAGGGGACGAAGCTGTTTCGAAGGCTATCATCTGGGTCCCGCAAGACGTCTCTATCGATGGCTATTTAGCCTTGGGAGACTACCAAGCATTTTCCACACCAGATCTCGTGAATGGTGCTGAACAAGTGAGGCAATTCGTGAAGATCCCAGATCTCCGAAATGCCTCGTCTGAACGAAGGGCCTATGTTTGATGGTTCGTCCCCTGAAGCTCAGTGTTGGTAGGCAGTTTGTACAAGCCGGCAACACTTCTGCTTCGGGATTTCTGTCTCGTCAGGCGCGTAGACAGTTTAATGCTGTTGAAGCCAACTTCGCCAAGTTTGTCCAGCACATGGGAGATCAAGCACCAGAAATCTTGAAGGAGGCTATGGAGCCTACTTTCGAGAAGTCTAAGGTGTACTGCCCAAAAGAAACGGGCGCTCTCGTAAACAGCGGCTACATGGAGGTGAAGAAGTTTCGTGGGGGAGCCCGTCTTGAGCTGGGATACGCTAAAGGCAATTCTCCCGACTATGCTATCTATGTCCATGAAATGCCCTATGCGCACGACGCGCCTACAAGGTCCAAATGGCTGCAGGCTGCTGTAGACGAAGATCGAGACGATATCCAGAAGAGGTTTAGTGCCTTAACTAAATTGGCATCTGGAGTGTAAGCAATGCCTATTACTTCATATGCCAAGAAGTTCAAGGACCTCACTCTGAACCTCTTCGGTTCCAGTGATGGTCAAGTGCTGACGTATAAGACTATGGTTGGTGAGTTCGCTACCACAGACAAGTGTCTGGCGTTTTATGATACTGGAGGCTCGCCACCAACACCAAATCTGCTGCTGGATTTCCCCTCCATCCAAGTTATCGGTCGTGGAGATACGTCAGCAACAAGCTATCCAGATACATACCATCTGATGGCTACTTTGAAGAACAAACTTCTGGGTATTGACGGCCAACCAGCAGCCTTTCCCGAGTTGACGTCGTGTACAATTCGGGGGGATATTGCCCACATGGGCAAAGATTCCAATGGACGTCACATGTTCAGCTTGAACTTCCAACTAATCACGGAACCAGATGCTGCGGCTGATGGTCACCGGATGTCACTCTAACTAGGAGGCTAAGATGCCAGCTAAACGCATCCGGGTGTCGTCCGATGACACCACTTACTACACACTACCAGGCAACCAAGGTGAGAAGACTACAGAAGTCGCCACGGTGAATGACACCATCTATGGCCAGACTTTTGAGTCCAACGACACCAGCCTGGGCCAATGGAGCATCACGGCCAACGGCATTTTCAAGAATGTCGCCGGCTATCTGGTGACAATCAAAAAATCCGGATCACCTACATCCATGACGGATGAGGCCACAACTTTGGTGTCTGGCAAGACCTACCAGATCACCTCTGCGGCAAAGCGTGCCATCGATTTGGCAACCGCTCTCACGGTGAAGGATGGTTCGACCGACGTTACGGCCCAAGTCGAGAGCATCGACTATCTCAATGGGCTGGTGACATTCAAGTCGTCCTATTCTGTGTCGGGTGCAATCACAGTGACTGGGGCTTATCTGCCTCTTTCGACTTTGGCTAAGGGCCGAAGCTTCAACCTCACACAGAACGCTGCGGAGATCGACGACACCGTCTATGAGACGGCACAATCTAACAGCGGGAACCGCACTTTCGATCCAGGACTGCGGTCGGTGTCGCTGGAAGTTGGTGGTGTGTATGATGCTACCAACGCAAACTTGGCTGCTATCTATGCACGCCAAATCATGATCATCGAAATCGCTCCCAAAGGTGACGCTAACACCTTCTTCCGGGGCTACTTCAAGTACAACCGTCAGAGTCAATCGGGCGATGTCGGGGCCCTGGAAGAAGAGAATCTGACCTTCGGTCTCTACGTGCCAGATGGCGATCTGGTCGCCAAGCCCTTCAGCTGGTACATCAACAACAGTTCCACTCTGAACATGGCCATTCAAAAGGTCCTGGCAGCTTGGGCTGCGGAAACACCCATCTATGTCCAGTATCTGGAAAATGGTACAACGGGCACACAAGGCCAGGCGATCGTAACGGAAGCGTCGCTGGCAAATGCTCTCGATGGGCTGAATGAGTTCAGTTTCACCTTCCGTGGTTCGGGTGTTCAAACAGCCGTAACCTAATCAAGCCGCATATGTCAACTAGGGAGGAGCTCACCACGCCCCTCCCATAGCCTTAGAAATGGAGACCAAAATGACTGACACAACCGAAACTTCGACCACGACCACGACCCCAACTCCAATGACACGTGACCAGATTCGGGCTAAGGTGCTGGGCACCAAGCCGAAAGTGGACACAGCCATGCTGTATGGCGCCGAAGTGGAAATCAGGCAGCCTTCGCTGGATGTCATCATGGATGCACGTCAAGCAATTTTCAACGGCGACTCCGACCTGAAGACACAGACTCTGGATGTGCTCATCCGCTATGTCTATGTTCCTGGCACAATGGAACATGTCTTCGAGGAGGCTGATCGGGAAGCTCTGCTGGAACTGCCCTTCGACAACGACCTGAACAAGCTGTCCGAAAAAATCAACTCCATGATGGGCTTGAACGCCAAGCTCGTCGAGGAGAAGATCGAGGACCACACCAAAAGCAATTCGGAGTGATTATCTCCGTTACATGATGATGACCTTAGCCCATGAGCTAGGGAAGGACCTTACAGAAATACGCCAAATGCCTCTAGATGAAATATTCCAGTGGATGGCATTCTTTAAGGTCCGAAACGAAGAACAAGAGAAACTCCGGAAAAAACACAAGCCTAGAGGTGGACGCTCCGGAGTAATCTCAGACATAATGTAGTATTCACCCACGAGTGGAGATGATATATGCTCAACCTTGGCGGAATCAATTTCTCGCTTGGTGTCGACACTCGTGGGTTGAATACAGGCGCACAACGTCTGAACCAATTTGGCGTCCAGATCGACAGGATCTCCAACGCTGCCGTAAAAGGATCGGACAAAGTTACTAGGGCCATGGGTGCCCAAGAACGTGCCGCAGTACAAGCTCTGGAGAAAGTCAAGAAGCTCCAGGAGAACATTGCACGTTCTAATTTGGGGGCTAGCCTAAAGAACCAACTGACCAAAGACGCCTCTGAGGCGTTTGATGTTTTTTCCAGGCAGTTTGGGCGTGCTGTTGGGCCCATTGATACTACAGCTTTCCGCCGTTCTTTGGCAGGATTCAATTCAGACGTTGCTTCTCTTGGGCGCGAGTTTGACGCTGCCAAGAAGCGCATGAATCCTCCTGATCCTAGAGGATGGAATTCCTTTAGAGAAAGCCTCAATAGCCTATCACATGCCACGATTTTGGCCTCAGGCCATTTTGGCGGGTTCTCTAGCCGGATCTTCGCCTTTAACGCCCTGATGACCGATCAGGGATTGGTCACTGGTCTGGTTGTAGGTAGTCTCACCGGTCTGGCTACTGTGTTGGGTGTTGTAGGCACCAATGCAGTCAAAGCTAGTATGCAGATTCAAACCACCATGGCCGCCTTGGAGGCTGTCACTGGTTCAGCAGCACGTTCTGCCATTGAGTTGCAGTTTGTCCGGGATGTCTCTGATAAGGCAGGTATTTCTTTCTCGGATACTGCACGGTCCTATGCACGATTCTTGGCTGCCGGTCAGGCTGCAGGGCTAAATCTGGATACCATCCAGAAGTCCTTCACACAGACTGCTATGGCTGCAGGTAAACTCCATTTGGGTGTCGAGGATACTCAGGGGGTCTTCCGTGCACTTGAACAGATCCTGTCTAAGGGCACAGTTCAGTCCGAAGAACTTCGTGGTCAGCTAGGCGACCGATTCCCAGCTGCTTTCCAGGTGGCTGCTCAGGCTGTAGGCAAGACTACAGTTGAGCTATCGAACATGCTTAAGAAGGGCGAGGTTGTTTCTAAGGGCTTTGTGCCTGCCTTCACAGCTGCCCTGGCTAAGTTCTACAACATTGACATCTCCAAGAATGTCGATACCCTTCAAGCTAGTCTGGGTAGGTTGCAAAACTCTTGGACATTCTTGAATCTGGCCATTGATCGCAGCCTGGGAATTTCCAATACCTTCAAGGCAGCAGTGGATGCTCTTTCTGGTGGAATGGATTTCCTATCCAAGAACATGACTACTGTGATGGGTGTTGTAGGTAGTCTTGCAGGTGCATTCCTTGGTTTGGGTGCAGTTATGCTTGGAGGCGCCGCCATTCAAGCAGCTGCAGCTGGTTTTGCAGTGCTCCGAACAGTAGTGTTGGCTGCCGCGTCCGCCACCACTATTCTGGGAGGTGCACAAGCTGCCCTGAACGCCATTATGCTGGCTAATCCTATCGGGGCAATCGCTGGCATGCTCATCAGGCTAACTGCTGCAGTTGGTGGTGCTGTCTTGGGCTACAAGCTCATGACAGAATGGGCTGCTAAGAACAATGCCGCACTTAGTGATACTTCTGGTGTGCAACAGTACATCAGAATGCAGCAAGCCCTGAAGCAGAACATCTCAGCCACCACCAAGGAAATGATCAAGCAGCAGGAAGTGCTGCTTACCAGTACTCTGAACGACATCAAAGCACAACAAGCTAAGGCAGGCCGCTCACAAGGTGCTGCAGACGCTTGGACTGAATTTACTGGTCCAGGTGTAATGGCAAATGTGCGTCCTGGTGGTAAGATTGGCGAGTGGTTGCAGAAGCGTGCTGACAAGGATGCTCAGACACTCCAGGATATGGAGAATAACCGCCGCACAATTCAGGAAAATCTCCGCCAGCTTAAGGAGTTGATGAAACTCCCAGAAATGGGCTCTGGCGGAACTGGAGTCAATGACCTCATTGGTGGAGGTAAATCCAAGTCTAGTACTCAAGATGATGGGCTTGCACGTATCAGAGATATCATTGCAGGTGCTTCTGAAGCACGTGCCAAGTTGGCCATGTTGTATGCTGGGCCAAAAGACGTCAAGCTCATCGACGACCTGTATACTGCCAAAGATGCTCTCCGCGAGCTGAATGCTTCCCAGCTAAGCAAGGTTGACCAAGCTCTACGAGCGGCAGGCTTCGCTTCGGGCACCGTCGAACAACGAATGGCAGGCATCGTTTCTATTACTCGTCAGGCTAACGAAGAGGTACAAGCATTCTCACGTGTCTGGGATTATTTGGATTCCGACCAGCGTACGCTACAAGGCCTCAAGGAGCAGATGGACTTCCTTACCACAGGGGGTGATCCTGCCTCCATGTTTGTAGTGGAAGCTACCCGTCAAGCCAACGAGGAACTGAAGAAGCTAGGCAAAGATGGGCTGGAATCTGTCCGCCAACGCCTGGCTGAGATGGGCTATTATGGAGATACCGCACAAGCGGCTCTGGCAGGATTCTTTGCCGAGATTGACCGTGGTCAGGCTAGTGTCCAGATCTTCTCGCGCCTCACGGAAGATGTGAAGCAGTCAGGTAACCAACTGGCTGATCTCCAAGCACAACTGGGGGCGCTGTCTAGTGGTGGTTTGGATGCCGCCGATGGGATGGATCGATTCCTCAAGTTGCAGGATAAAGTGCGTGCTTACGCGCAGCAATTCCAAGCCATCGGCGAGTCTACGGACTTTGCACAGCAGAAGATCAAGGAGTATGCCTCAAACCTCCTCCAAATCGATCAGGGCACTCAAGCACTCGATCGGCTGCGCCAACAAGCTGAGCGTACCCGACAAGCTTGGGATGGCATGCTGGATTCCACGTCCGATGCCGTGTTTGGCGTGTTGAAAGGGACACAATCACTCTCGGATGCTCTGAATTCTCTCCTGGCCGATCTGGCTAAGGTTGTATGGCAATCTGCCATCACCAATCCTATCAAGGATTGGTTCCAGGGCAAGAGGGATGCTAGAGCCAACGATGCCATGGCTAACGCTTTGGGCGGCGTTGGAACAAACGAAGTAGGCAAGCTTGGTGAGGCAGCTTCTATGGCATCTACTGCCTTGAGGGGCAACTTTGCTGGCGCCTTGCTTCAAGGGGTTCTGGCCATTGGTACCAAGAATGCGGCAGAGCTTTCCTCTGCTGGCAGTGCATCTGCTTTGGCTGGGGCTGCCATTGCAGCTTCTTCTGCAATGTACTCTCTGACAGCAGCTACCTATGCTGCAGCGGCTGCACAGTCCGCTAAGACAGGCAGCTCCTTAATCAAAGGAGTGACTAGCCTAGCCAAGGTGACCTTCGCAGCTCAGGGTGGCTATATCACAGGTCCCGGAACTGGAACGTCAGACTCGATTTCTGCCATGCTTTCAAATGGTGAGTTCGTAATGAATGCTGCGGCTACCCGCAAACATCGTTACCTTCTCGAGGCCTTGAACATGGGTCAACCTATGAAGTTCGCAGAAGGCGGTTATGTGGGGAATAAGTATACCCCACAAATTACTCAATGGACTGCCCCAAATTCCAGCTTGACCACCTCGCAACAACCAATTATAATAGACGCAAGTGTCAAGAATATCGACGCAAGAGGGGCTACCCCAGATGCGGTAAATGCGTTGAGGGAAGAGATGGCTATGAGAGATCGCAGATTGCGTACCGAGCTACCTTCTCTAATTGATGCTCGCGTCATTAACAGCAGTGGCCGAGGGAGGTACTAATGACTTCCCTCCTGGAACTGCCACGGCCCTTCCCCATTCGGGCACATAAGTTCGATCTGAACAATGTCCAGGATGTGACTCCTGTTGAAGGTGGTTTCATCCAGACTATTCAGCGGGCACAACCCTTTTGGTCAGCCTACTACGAAAGCGCACCCTTACGAGGTGATCGTCACAACGAGATGGTGGCTTTCTTGGATGGGCTAGAGGGCAGCAGTGGCTCCTTCTTGGCCTATGACCCCAGGCGGCCGATGCCCTATGCTTATAGGCACTTGCCAATTGGTTCAACTCCGTGGGGTAATGATCCAGATGTAGTGGCTGGTAGTTTTACCAGCTCTACTCTGGTGTTCAACTTTGACAGTCCAATCACCCTTACTAAGGGTGATTACGTTTCCTTCATATATGGCACAGGCTGGCGTCTGTTCCGTATAAGGGAAACCGTTACAGGTAATGCGCCAACTGTCAAAGTATCCCCCAGACCACCCGACTTCAACAGCAGCATTGATTGCAGGCTTGTAAGAGCGTGCTGCGAGATGAAGATGATTGGGAAGCCTGAATGGGATGATGCAGTCGACACGCTACCGACGGTGAAGTTCAAAGCTTCACAGTTCATTGCAAAATCCGTTTAAGGTTAGTGAGGCAGACACCACATGCGCTTTCTAACTACAGAACAGAAGGAACTGATTCGCTCGAGTGGTTTTCGGGCGAATCTACTTGTCACTCTGCGTCTCGACGAAGGTTGGGTACGTCTCTGTGACTCCGTTGATGACATCACCGTAGACACCACTACGTGGATTGGTGCATCTGTGCTCCTGAGCTCCACGGAGATTCGGGCTACTAGTCCACTGGCTGCAGAAAGTGTTACAGTCGAGCTGGATGGTAACCGCCTCTATGAGGCTGGTGTGTCTGATCCAGGCTTTATCATGAACTCTTTTCTGGC